ACGCTGGACAAAATACTAATCGTCAAAACGCAGCCAATAATTACAACTCAGGGCAAGATACTAATCGCCAGAATACTGCAAATGCATACAATAAAGCATACTCAGACTTAAACACTAAAAATGAAACTGTTAACAACTGGAGTTCTTCCACGGTAAGAACTCTTGCCAATGTTTCTGAAGGCAAGTATGCAGACACTTTGAACAATTTAAACACTGATGCACTCAAAAGCTTGCAAACAAGCGGATTAATAAGTGCATCTGAATATGATTCCTATGTTGATACAGCAGCTAATTCTTTTGATAGTTTTTATTTAACAGACAAAGTAAACGCTTGGGATTCAGTTAAGTTGGGCGCCCAGCCTCCTACGGGTGGTTTTGATGCTGAGTACTATCGATTAAACACGGAAGGAGGCAAGATAGCAACTGACGAATGGAATAACTCACAAACAGCTGTATATGTAAATGGACGTTACCTTCCTGATCTTGATGTAACTGCTCGTTATAGTCGAGACACTTATTTGCAGTGGTATTACACTACTCAAGGCAAAGCAGAGGGTGATCGTGGAAACGCATCAGAAGTTGCTGAATTACCAGAAGAGTACACAGAGTATCTTACCGATGCTGAGTATCAGCAATATCGTGATCAAGTACTGGGACTTGCCGATCGTTTTGACAACATTAAAGATTGGGCGGATGCGCAAGATCCAGATGTACTAAAGCAATGGTACGAATCATTACCATCCGACCAAAAGGCGCAATATGACGAAGGCACTCTTGCTGTTCCCACTCTTGATTTTATCCCTGATCGCTTAAGAGATCAGGTGAAGATGACAAAAGGAACAACAATTCTTGAAGGAGAACTTTCTACTGTATTAGGGGAAAAAGAAAAACAGCAACAACAGATGTTTGGAGCGCTCACCCAAGATTCGCTTAAGCAAGCTGCAGCTGAATTACAACGTCAAAAACTCCAAGAGCAACAATTTGATTTTTATCGTGGACTACCTGGCTTCAATGAAGTCATGACAGTCAACGAATCCCTGGCAAATTCATTGCTTGGTGACACAGGAGTAGGCGGAATCTTTGGCTGGATGGGGGACACAGGCAAAACACAAGAAAGCCTTGAAGCAAGTATTGGTGCAGCCACAGGTATTCCCAGCAGAAGTAACGCTGTTTATAACTGGCAGCAGTGGTTTGACGAACAATTACTCACACGTTATGAAGAGGGTCTTGAAGTTGTAGACCCCCTGGACGAATCATTAACTTACAAGCTTGACGCTGAGTTCGCACAAGATTACATTGACCGTTACTTGAAACCACGCTTCGACACATCACGTTCCATGGGTGAATTTGTTAGCTATATGGACGTGAAACAAAACGAACAAAATATCTTTCAGACTCAAAGTGCACTTGACTCTTTAAGAGACATTGCAGATATACGTTCCAAAGCTTATTTAGATAATGTAAAAAGCACTAGTCCTCTTAATTTCAGCGCCGATTTCTATTGGGAGCCTCAGGGCAACTTCTCGGAAGATGATCCAAAATATCAACGGTATTTACAACAGAAAGATCAAGTAAGTCAAGATTGGGAAACAGCTAAGGCACAAGGAGATACCGCTGTGGTACCAGGGACTGACTGGACTTGGAATCAATGGGCTTATTATTACGGACTTGATCCAAAAGATAAAAACCAGTTTGCAAAACTGCACTACCAAGTCAAGGGTGCATCCGAAGGTTTTGATCCAGCAAAAGATGTAATCACTTTAAAAGATGCCGAAGACTATATACAAGGAACTATCTTGCCTGAAATTACTGATGAAAAGTTAAATATTGGCGACATTAGTTTTCTTAACTTTGTTACGCCAGAGGAGTACGCCGACAAGTTATTGGAAGGTATTAGCCCTGAAGCTCAGAAGGAAGAATGGGATAAGCTCCTAGAAACCCTTGGTCTCAGCGAAGCCGAGATGGGAATCCAGGAAGTTAAACAATATATTATCGATGCGTTTAGAACAGGCGCAGCAAAAGAAATACGTGAGTCAATTAAGTATCTCAACGAGAAGAAATTAAAGCCCACACAAGAAAGGCTTGGTGTCGAATACATTGAACGACCCGAGGATGAAGCTTCTATTGACGACCCAAATGCAACTGCCCTTTATAAAATTTTTCAAAATGCTGGCTATCAAGGAAGCGAGGATGAGTTCTATACCGACTTCATGACTGACGTAGATAGAAGTGAGATGGAGCTCGTAACGCAAACAAGCAAAGGTCTGGAGGCGAGCAGTCTATTTAGTGGTTTATCCAGTTCAGATCCGTTTGAAGCACTCGTTTCAATGCAGAGTATCTTTGATGATGACACATCAAAAGAAACAACTACCAAAAAGGATGAAACTGCGCCTAGCTATTTTAATATATTTGGAGACGATACAACAGAAGAGTACAAGTCTGAGTCCGGTAAAAAAATCCTTGGTGAATTCACGTCTTTATTCAAAGGTTTTAGTTGATGTCTGATAAACGAAAGAAAGCAGCGAAAGCAGCAAAACTTGCCAAGGACTCAATGCCTTGTAATAAACCGAAGCGCACCCCTGGACACAAGACAAAATCTCACGTTGTAAAGGCCTGTGACAAAGGCGAAGAAAAGATCATTCGTTTTGGTCAGCAGGGCGTTGAAGGAGCCGGTAAAAATCCACAGAGCGCTAAAGACAAGGCACGTAAGAAATCGTATTACGCCAGGCATAACGCCCAGGATTCCAACCCTGACAAGATGTCAGCAAGGTGGTGGTCGCATCGTGTTAAATGGTGAATGATCCTAAGTGGTAATTCCCCGCTAAACTGCGTTAGTTGATTCCACACCAACATGGCTAAGCCCAAGTCCAGCTCTCTTCTCATTGAGTCCAAGCCCAAGAAAACACGGCAAGGTGATGGGAAGCATTCCCGCCCTAAGCACGGGCGTAAGTTGTCCCGTGGCCAAGGTAAATAAAATTTATGTATATTGGGAGTACTAATTGATACTCCTATGTCGGATCTTTCGCATGCGGTTAATTTAATCCGTAAATACGAAGGGTATAGCGAGAAAGCGTATCCAGATCCGGCAACTGGCGAGGAGCCATATACCATCGGGTTTGGGACTCAGTTCTATCCCGATGGTTCTCCCGTTAAGCGTGGACAATGTTGTACTCGTGAGAAAGCCCTGGAGTATCTCTTTCACGAGATCAATGTCATTGACAACCAAATTGCTAAGTTAAATTTGGGCTTGGATAACAGCATGCGCCAAGCTCTGATTTCATTCATCCATTCAGTTGGTTGGGAGCCCTTCTTGTATAGCCACGTCATTGACTGTATTGAAACAGAAGATTTCTGTAATGCCACCCAAGAAATTGGTAGATGGATCTTTGATGAAGAGCACAACGTCATCGGTGGCCTCCTGGATCGCCGCCGGGAAGAAATTAATTTGTTCCTCCAGGAAATCGACGCTAATCCCTGGTCCTCCACGGAAATCTTGTTGACAGCGTTTCGTAACTACAGTGCTGCTCCCCATGAAGTACGTGCGATTCGAGAACTGGAAGAACGGATTAGTCCTTACATCCTCTCTGAGTTTGCCAACGCTTTTCGTATTGACGAGAAGAAGTGGGATGATTTCCTAGACCAAGAACTCGATTTGTTGTTTAATAGCTAGGATTAGAATAATTGCAACGAGCAAATGCAGAGCGGAATGGAGAGGTCAGTTGAACCACGGGAATTTGAACTCCCCTTGGAACTCCAATTTGCAATGCGTAAGGCGGAACTGCAATCCCAGGAGATGACGTGGGAAGAACTGCGTTACGCTTTGCTTAGCCTCTATCACCAACGCATGATGGAGTGGCATGCCATCAAAGACATCATGGCGTCTGAAAACATTGAGATCGACTGGGATCATCCCACTGATTTAGAGTTAGCAGAACTCGCCGCCGCCTGCATGGGTGACGACGACGAGTACGACGAAGAAGATGACGATCTTCAGCCCTTCTGAGCTTCGTCTAATTGAATAAGTCTATCGAGGTACCACTGTGCCTTCTTCAGTGATTCTGTCCCGCCTTTATGGCGCTCACGCCAGCAGTACTTCTGGATATTCCCTTTTAGGTATCCGCGATACTCTTCGGTGGTTAGGGCTGACTCAATTGCTTCGATACATTCGACGCCGCCCCCATCCGTGTAATGCGGTGGATGATTTACTTGATCAGGTTGAATAACTGGAACCTCTTCTTTTGTTGCCCAGGGTACGGGACACACTCCCCCTGGGCAATCATTGATTTCCTCTATCGGAGCAAACCACGACGCTTGGCTGACAGCATCTGCTCCTCCTCGTCCGGTTCCTCCAGCTCCAGAACCAAAGCTTTGGGTTTCGGAGAGGCTCCCATTGCCAAGCCCTCCTCCATCGATGGAATGTAACCCGTCATTCCGGGACGTGCCCCCTCGAGATTCAACTGATTCCTTTCTAGCCCCTGCTCGCATAATGTGAGACCACGATTGTACATATCATATAAGGGTACATCATTTTCTTCGTTGGCGAGAGGTTGGCCAAAGTCTTCTTCCATCAGACCACGGCACTTAACTTCATCTTGAACAAAGCTATCTAAAAAGCCTGCGGCAGAATGCATCACGGCGGGTACTTGATTTACTACTTTTACAATAATAGAATGGCAAACATCTTAAGACCCACATACGACCCCAGGCAGGATTCAGGTACTTCTGGAGCTGAAGTATCAGACTTACGTCCTGAACAGGCGTATGATACTGATATGCGCCGCGTTGAAGAAGATCAGCGTGGTGCAGCAGAATCCGTGAATCGCAACCAGGATCGCGTTGCTAAATTCATGCGGGCTGCAAAGACTGCTGGTGCATATCGCCAGCGTGCAAGTATTGACGAACCGACAGTCCGCGGACGTACTCCTAGGACACGTGCGGAGATTGCAGGGGTAGAACTTCCAACCACTGGTGATTCCGGTGGGCGTACCGGTGGTGTCGGCTACGCCCGTAAACCAGAACGTCAGTTTGGGAAAAGTTTTTAAACCTGGGAGAAGACCACATTATTTGGTTGGTCTTGATACTTACCTTTTCTGTCTTGGTAAGTAGTGTGACAAGGATTGCCACGATAGAACAGCAGTTGTGTAATCCCCTCATTCGCATAAATACGATTGAAAAGACCAGTGCAGTTACTGATCTCAAGCGTCAGATAACCTTCCCAACCACTTTCGGCAGGCGTGATATTCACCAAGATACCTGAACGTGCATAGGTTGACTTACCAACAGCAACAACAGTGACGTCCCTGGGGAGCTTCAGGCGCTCTTGCGCAACACCTAGGCAATAACCGTACGGAGGAAGCAAGAAGTACTGTCCACGCTCGTCCTCTAGTAGGTCGGCAGGCTTCAAGATGTCAGGATCAAAGTCTTTTGGATCACAATCACCGGCTTGTACCTTACCAAAAATTAGGCATTGGCTTGGTGACAGACGGATGTCATATCCATACGAACTAAGGCCATAGCTAAGGAGCTTGCGTTCACCCTCTTTGTTAATTAAGTGATCCACGAAAGGAGAAATCATTTCCTCCTTTTCGGCAAGTTCTTTGATTTCCCAATCGGCCAGGACGCTCATGGATCCTTGTAATCGTCCTTCAGTATACAGAAATCAAGCGAGAATATGCCCACGCTCTTCATAGATATCAATGAACCTTTGGGTGGCATCTCCTGACATGTCCGTGGGTGGCAAGTAGACAACAAATGAAGTGCACGTCTGGCGACGTGAAAATTTACTTCCGTCATACTCCTGCAAAACAGGTCTCGTACGCAGTATGCAGATTGGGAAGCTAAAAATCTTAGGTTCGTAACGAATCATGTCAGGGCAGTTGCTGAAATACAGACCTTGCTCTATTTCACCAGAGATCCAGGCGTGGTACATACGCC